TTGTCGATATCTCTCCCGGGTAGGGGGGATCCCGGCGAGATGAATTATATAATTGAGAGGTTTGAATGAAAGCGCGTCTACATCCGTCCATTAAGGACAGATTGCGGTTGAGGCGGTTCGTTGTCCGCCATGACGGGGGAGTGGTCGGGCAGGGACTGAGCTACCCGGACGGGGTGCAGGGCCTGCGGTGGCGTGGCGAGAAGCGGATGGTGCTCGTGCTGGCCTCACCGAAGGCGTTCGCGGCGGACCTGGCCGCGCACGGCGCCGAGCTGGTCTGGCTGGACCCGTGCTGAGCCCGACCGACCACGCCGACACCGACCGTGATCCGGTGCTGCCGATGTTCGCCATGCCCCGGGTACGGGAGCGGATCGTGCCAAGCGGCCGACCGCTCGACGTTCACGAGCAGCGGGCGTTCGCCGACGTGGTCCGCATCTGGCTGGGCCTGCCGCTGGACCCGCCGGCGGGGCGAACATCGAAGCGGCCACGCCGAAAAGCGATGGGTGGGCGCGTGACCCGCCGTCCCCGGCCCTGCCCGGGCTGCGGGGGTGCCGGGATGCGGCTGAGATTCGGCAACCGGTGCCAACGCTGCTACCGCACCCTGCTGGAAGTGTGAAATGGCGCCCCGTCCCCGCCGCAATCTCGGCTGTGCACTGTCCGAGCCGAGAGTCGCGGTCGTCATCTCCGGCGCCTACATCACCCCCGCCATGTCCTACCTGTGGGAAGGCCTGGCCGCGCTCGCCCCGGGCTCGCAGTGCGGCGGCGTGTACGCCAACAAGCCGGGCTATCACAACACCCGCGCCCAGAACAATCCCAGCAACTACTCGGTCGTCGACGCCGAGGACCGGGGGGGCCCGGCGGACCGGTCCGCCGCGATCGACTGGACCTTCCCGGAGGCACAGGGCGGCGACTACTCGCGAATCTCGGTGTTCACCCAGCGGCTGCTCACCGCGGCCCGCGACCGGGCCGATCCGCGGCTGGACGGATGGCGCGAGTTCTACGGCAACGCCGACTGGGACACCTACGTCGAGGGCTACGACTGCCGCTACTACGAAGACGCCACCTCGGACTCCTCACACCTGTGGCACCTGCACCTCTCCGAGGACCGCGACAAGGTCGACAGTTTCGAGAACAAAGACAATCTGCTCTCCGTGCTGCGCGGGGAGTCCGTCCAGGAGTGGGACATGACCGCCAAAGACGTCTGGGATTACGACATCGACCCGTCGGGCGCGAAGTACAGCGCCGGCGGCGCGCAGAAGGTGACGCTGGACCGCACCGGCTATCTGGCCAACGGCTTCGCCCCTGCCGTGACCGCCCAGCTCGCCGACATCGCCGACCAGCTGGAGGATCTGCAGCACACCCAACGCAGCACCGTCGAGCCCGCCGGGCTGCGCCGGGCGCTGGGCCTGCTCACGATCCTGATCATGCTCGCCGCGATCGTCGCCGCGATCGGGCTCGGCATGATCCTCGCCCAGCCCTAGCCCGTGCCTCGCCGGCCCGCCGACCAGCCGGCCCTGTTCGACCCGCGCAAGCCGCGCAAGGGCCGCGTCGAACTCGCCGTCGACAAGGCCGTCCGCGCGGCCCAGGCCGACAAGGCCATCGGCACCCTCGACGCCGGCCTCGTCGCGCTCGCCCGCACTCTGGCGGCATCGCTGGACGGGGCCGCCGGCGCCGACGACCGGTGGGTGACCGCCCGCCTGGCCGGCGAGCTCCGCGAAACCCTGGCCCGCCTACGGCTGGACCCGACCGCTCGAGGAGCACACCGTGGCGAGCTTGCCGGGTTCCTCGCCGACCTCGGCCGGCCCGACCCCGGCGGCGCCGCGGTGGGCGACACCCCGTGACCCGACCCGACCCACCTACGGGCGCAAGGTCGCCAAGGTCGCCGGCGCGCTCGGCTGGCGGTTCATGCCCTGGCAGGACCAGACCATCGACGTCGCCCGCGAGATCGACCCCGTCACCGGCGAGCTGGCCCACCCGATCGTGGTCATCACCGTGCAACGCCAGGCCGGAAAGACGGTGCTCTCCGGCTCGAACTCGACCCACGTCTGCCTGACCGAACCCGACGCCTCGTGCTGGTACACCCAGCAGGACCGCCGCCACGCCCGCGACACCCTGCTCAAGCTCGCCAAACGGGTACGCCGCTCGCCGTTCCGGCCGCCCTTCACGAAGATCCGCGAGTCGAACGGGTCCGAGGCCATCGAGTTTCCCACCGGCTCCGCCTATGCGATCTTCGCCCCGTCCGACGACGCCCTGCACTCCACCAGCAACCGCCTCGTCAACATCGACGAGGCCTGGACCTTCGACCAGGTCCGCGGCGACGAGCTGCTGCAGGCGATCGTGCCCACCTTCGCCACCGTCGACGGCCAGCTGTGGATCTTCAGCGCGGCCGGCAACTACAAGTCGACCTGGTTCAAGGGCCTCGTCGACGCCGGCCGGCTGGCCGCCGAGGCCGGCGCCACCACCGGCATGGCCTACCTCGAGTGGGGCATCGCCGACGACGTCGACCCGGCCGATCTCGCCGCCGTCGCCCGCGCGCACCCCGCCAACGGCTACACCCTGCGCCCCCGCGCCCTGGCCGACGCCGCCGCCCTCATGAGCCCGGACGAGTTCGCCCGCGCCTACGGCAACCGGTGGACCGGCATCACCACCGACCGGGCCATCCCCGCCATCCTCTGGTCCCTCGCCGCCGATGCGGTCGCCGTGCTGCCCGGCCGCGGGCAACTGGCGCTCGCTCTCGACGCCGACATCGACGGCGCGTCGTCGGCGATCGTCGGTGCCTGGCGCGATGCCCTGGGGGTGGGCCACGTCGAGCTGTTCGATGTGCGACCCGGCGTGTCCTGGGTGCCGGCCCGGCTGGCCGAGCTGGTGCGCAACCTGGACCCGTGGGCGGTCTGGTACGACCCGAAGGGCCCCGCCGGCGACGTCGGCGACGAGTGCCTGCTGACCGGCCTGGACCTGCACCCGGCCACCTTCGACGACGTGACCGCGGCCGCGCCCCGGTTCCTGCGCGGCCTGGCCGACCGCACCACCCGCTACCGGCCGCACCCGGCGATGGACACCGCGGCCGAGGCGGTCATCAAACGGGAGGTCGGCGACCGGTGGCTGTGGGGGCGGCGCGTCGAAGATGCGCTGGTCGCGCCGATCATCGCCGCTACGCTGGCGCTGTGGGCATACGACCACACACCGCCGCCGATCAGGTTCAAGATCCGGTAAGCCTATGAGCCCGCGCCGCCGCGGCCGCACGAGGCTGGGGCGCAGCAGCGCGGCCGCCGGCGGCGCGCCCTTCGACGGGCCGGCCATCACCCAACCGTGGAACCGGGTCGTGTGGCCGCACGAGGCGGCCGCGCTCGCCAGCACACCGGCCGTGTACGACGTGCGCTCCGCGATGCGGATCCCGGCCGTGGGTAAGGCGGTCGGGGTGATCGCCGGGCAGATCTCCCAGGCCCCGATGGACGCCTACAAGGGCATCACCCCGCTGCCGCGGCCGCGGCTGCTCGAGCAGCCCGACCCCAACAGCGCCCGGTCCTGGTTCGTGGGCTGCCAGGTCGAGGACTACCTGTGCGAGGGCAACGCGGTCAACTACATCACCGTCCGCGGGCCAGGCGACTGGCCTGCGGCCTCGGTCTGGGTGCCCGCCGCCTGGATCGACATCGCGGTCGTGGACCGGGACTGGACCAACGCCAAGTACCTCGTCGGCGGGGTGGAGCTGCGCCGCGACGATGTGGTGCACGTGAAGCGCTCGGCGGACCGGTGGAACCCCGCCCGCGGTGTCGGCGTGGTCGAGCAGCACCTGGCCTCACTCGACCGGGTCGCGATGCAGGAGGAGTACGAACGGCGCAACCTCGCCGACGGTGCCGTGCCGTCGGCGGCGGTCATCACCCCGAACCCGCGGCTGGGCCAGCTCGAGGCCGACGAGGCCAAAGTGGACTGGATGGCCAAGTATCTTGGCCCGGGCCGCCAGCCCGCGATCCTGCCGGCCGGCACGCAGGTGATCCCGTTGGCGTGGTCGCCGTCGGATGCGCAGATGACCGAGGCCCGCCAGTTCTCCCTCGTCGACATCGCCGACATGTTCTGCATGGACCCGTTCTGGCTGGGCGGGCAGTCAACCGGGCTGACGTACAAGTCGCCGGGCCCGATGTACACGCATCTGCTCCGCATCACATTGGGCCCGGTCCTCTCGCCGTTCGAGCAGGTGTGGTCCATGTCCTGGCTGCCGCGCGGGCAGAACGTTGTCTTCGACCGGCAGTTCCTGCAGCGCGACGACCTGGCCTCGTCGATCCACACCCTGGTCGAGGCCACCACCGCCTCGCCGCCGCTCATGAGCGTGCCGGAGGCCCGGGCGTATATGGGTTGGCCGCCCGAGCCTGCCGGCCCCGCGGTCGGCTCGCCGGTGGACACCGCACCCGTAGAAGGGACATCGGGATGAATACGAGGCGTACGGTCACCGGCGGTGGCCGGGAGGTCCGGCTGTTCCGTGCGCAGCTGACCGAGGTCGACACGACGCTGGGCTACACGATGATGCAGGGCATGGCCTGCCCGTACGGGGACGTGGCGATCCGCTGGTTCTTCCGTGAGAAGCTGCGCGCCGGCCTGTTCGACAAGAACCTCAAGGAGTCCGGCCCGGCCCGTCCGCTGCTGCTCTTCCATGACGATCAGACCTGGCCGATCGGCTCTTCGTTCGAGTGGGATTCCCAGACCGATGATGGCCTGTTGGGGACGTGGAAACTCGACGGGTCCGGGGATGCGCAGCGGGCCGCGCAGATGGCCAAGGACGGGCACCTGACCGGGCTGTCGATCGGCTATGTGCCGATCCTCTCGTCCTGGGAGCAGACCGGCGCGACTGAGTGGGATCCCAATGACGTGGCGAGCCTGGATCTTGTCGAGCGGGTCGAGGCCCGGCTGGGTGAGGTCTCGCTGGTACCGGTGCCGTTGTGGGAGCGCGCCGGCGTGACGCTGGTGGCCACGTCCGAGCGCACCGCCCGACCGTGTCGAAATTCCGGGGCACGCCCGCAGGGGCGCACGGAGCTCGAACGATGGCGGCGCTGGCGATCTAGTATCAGCTGAGGCATCACACGCCGCTCGTCCCGCCGGCCCCCGAACAGGGGACACCACGGTTCTCCGGGCACGTCAATGGCCGTCTGTCGTTGGCTGCTCTTCATGGGGGATCACGTGTCGAATCCGATGCTGTCGCGGCTCCAGGAGGAGCGCGACGAACAGTTCAAGTTCATGGACACCACGCTCGACCGGGCCGAGGCCGAGGGCCGCGACCTCGTCGACGCGGAGAGGAAGAACCTCGAGGGCGTGCGCCAGCGCATCTCCGAGCTCGACGAGCAGATCAAACCGATGGCCGAGTACGAGGCCCTGCGGCGCAGCTCGGCCTCGGAGGCCTCCCGGGCGTTCGGCGGTCGCGGTGATGACGGCCAGGCCCGTCCGCTCGGCCAGGGCGGTAACCAGTTCAGCTACGCCTCGCCCGGCGCGTTCATGGTCGACTACCTGGCCACGCTGCAGCACAAGAACAATGACCTGACCCGGCTCTTCGGGCCGCGCCAGTCGGCGGCGGCCGCGCGCATCAACGCCATCCGCGAGCGGGAGGCGATGCAGCGCGCCGCCAACCAGATCACCACCGACACCCCGGGCATCCTGCCCGTGCCGGTGGTCGGGCCGGTGCTGAACACGATCGACGCGAGCAGGCCGCTGCTGTCCTCGCTGGGCCCGAAGGACCTGAGCAATACGCCGGGTACGAAGTTCATCCGCCCGCACATCACCCAGCACACGACGTCGGGCAAGCAGTCCGCGGAGAAGACAGCCCTGCCGAGCCAACCGATGAAGATCCAGCCGCTCGAGTTCCCGAAGGAGACTCACGGCGGGTGGGTCAACGTCTCCCGGCAGGACATCGACTGGACCTCGCCCACGGCCTGGGACATCCTCGTTCAGGACCTGGCCGACGCGTACTCGGTGGACACCGAGACCTCCGTGGCCGCGGTGTTCGGCGCCGGCACCGGGATGAACGGGCCGATCACGGTGGCCACCGACGACCTCGCCGGCTGGGCGGCCGCGCTGTACGAGGCGGCGTCGCTGGTGTACCGGGGCTGCGGGCGACTGCCCGACCGGGTGTGGTGCTCGCTGGACGTGTGGGCCAAGATCGGCCCGCTCGTGGACATGAACAAGCTCGTCTTCCCAGGTGCTGCCTCCGGCGGGGCGGGGGAGTCGAGCCTGGCCCGGTTCTCCGGCAACATGTTCGAGCTCGACCGCATCGTCGTGCCGACGTTCCCGGACGGCACCTGCATCGTCGGGGCATCGGCGATGGCCGAGTTCTACGAGCAGCGCATCGGCCTGCTCTCCGCGGTCGAGCCGTCGATCCTCGGTGTTGAGGTCGCCTACGGCGGCTACACCGCGTTCGGGTTCCTCGAGCCGGACGGGTTCACGAAGATCACCGCCCCGACGGGGCTGCCGCTGACCACGACCCGGTCGAAGTCGAACAGCACCGCCTCCTGATCCCCGGCGGCCGGGACGGGCGGGTGCTGCCCGTTCCCGGCCACCGGCCGACCGGTCGGGGGTGACCGTGGCCGAACTGCCGACGCCCGAACGCATCCGCGCCTGGTGCGGGGTGGCCGAGACGTCGCTGTCGATTGAGGACCTGCAGGTCATCTACGACGGGGAGGCGGCCAACCAGTTCTGGGTCTGCCGCACCCCGGATCCGCTCGAGGTCACCGAGCGCACTCCGGATCAGGTCTCGGCGTTCTACCGCCGCTGCGCGCGGGCGATCGCGGCGAAGGGTGTCCCGCTGGGCACGATGCCCGGCTCGGACGAGTTCGGCCCGCAGCGGCTGGCGTCGTTCGACGCGGAGATCGAACGCTACGAGGGCCCGACCCGAAGGTTCGTGTTCGGATGAGCGCCGTGCTGACCCAGGCCCAGCAGCGCACCGCGATCGTCGCCGCGCTCGCCGGCGTCACCGCCGTCGTCGACGGGCAGACCGTCACCATCGACGCGCACCCGACCCGGCCGCGGCCGACCGCCGCCTACCAGGCGTGGCCGGTGTGGACGGCCTCCCGCCCGGTGGCGATGTGTGTCGCCGAGACCGAATGGCAGGTGGTGGTCGCGCTGCCCGGGGCGGACGCCCAGACCTGGACGCTGACCGGCGACGCCCTGGTCGAGGCTGTCGGCGACGCGCTCGCCGACTGGCATCTCACCCGGGTCGAGCCGGGGCAGCTGCCCGTCGCCGACGGCGCGGCGATGCCGGTGCTGATCTACACGTTCGACATTTAGGAGGAGATCATCGTGCCAGGTACTGCTACCAAGCTCGGCCCGGGCGAACTGACCATCGGCGGCGCCCCGCCCGCCGGCATCGACCTTTCGTGCCAGGTGTCCGCGGCGAAAATCGAGTGGGACAAGGACAAGGAAGACGACACGCCCGTGCTGTGCGGTGAGTCGATCGCCGGCGGGGTCTCCTACACCGCGAAGCTCACCGCGACCGTGCTGCTCGACCTGTCGGATGGCGGCATGGTCGACTTCACCTGGACCAACAAGGGGCTGACGTTCCCGTTCGTGTTCACACCCAACGACACCGCGGCCAAGTCGGTGACCGGCGACCTGATCGTCGACCCGCTCGACGTGGGCGGCGACGAGGTCAAGAAGAACATGTCCGTCGACCTCGAGTGGGACATCGTCGGCGAACCCCTGTGGGGCGATGCCACCATCGCCCGCAGCGGCCCGGCCACCCGCCAGCCCCGCCGCGCCGAGCCCGCCCCGCCGGCCACGGTCGCCGCGGGCGAGATCCCCGAACTGGTCTGACATGCCCGCCCCGGTCGTACGCGTCGAGGGCGCCGACCGGCTGCGGGCGACGATGCGCGCGGCCGGGCTCAAGCTGCGCGATCTGTCCGCGGTCAACCGGCGTACCGCCGCGAAGGTGGTCGCCTCGGCCCGCCCGTCGGCGCCTCGACGTAGCGGGGCCCTCGCAGCATCGGTGAAACCGCAGGGCACCCAGCGGATAGCCGCCGTCCGGTCGGCCCTGGTGTACGCGCCGGTCATCCATTTCGGATGGCCCGGCCACAACATCGCCCCGCAGCCCTGGCTGTACGAGGCGGCCGTGGCGACCGAACCGGAATGGACCGGCTACTACAACGACGAGATCGACAAGGTCCTCAACACGATCCACGGAGCGTCATGACCGACCGGCTCACCACACCCCGCCTGCGGGTGATCATGTCCGATGGCACCTGCCACGAACTGCAGGCGCTCAACGTCGACCTGGTCGCCTGGGACCGCGAACGCGGCCGGCACCGCGACTGGCCCGCCGCCCAGGACGCCCCGTTCCTGTGGGCCACCTACCTGGCCTGGCATGTGCTGCAGCGGTGCAACCTGTTCACCGGCCCGCTGCCCGCCTTCGAGCTCGACGCCCAACAGGTCGAGATGCTCGATGATGAGGACGACGATGCGGTGGACCCTACCCGGACGGGTCCCGAGCCCGGATGATCGTCGCGCTCGCGCTCGCCACCCAGACCTCACCATCGGTGTGGTGGGGTGAGGACGACGCGACGATCGCGACCGCGTTGGACATCCTCGACGAGGCGGCCGACTGATGGCCGCCACCACGCTGCAGATCAAGATCCTGGCCGACGCGACGCAGGCCGCGGCGACGATGGACAAGGCAGCCACGCGCGCAGGCGGTTTCGGGTCTGCCATGCGCAAGGCGGCGCTGCCCGCGGCCGCGCTGATCGCCGGGCTCGGCATCATGGGTAAGAACGCCGCCGACGACGCACGCGGGCAAGCCATCCTCGCGAAGACGCTGCAGCACACGGCCAACGCCACTCAGAATCAGGTCGCTGCGACCGAGGATTGGATCACGAAAACCGCGCTGGCGACCGGTGTCGCCGACGACCAGCTGCGGCCCGCGCTCGCCGCGCTCGCCCGGGCGACCGGCGACGTCGGCAAGTCGCAGGAGGCGACGTCGGCCGCGCTGGACATATCCGCGGCCACCGGTAAGGACGTCACACAGGTCGCCAACGCGATCGCGAAAGCCTACGGCGGTAACACGGCGGCGCTGTCCCGGCTGGTGCCCGGTATGTCCAAGTCGATTGTCAAGTCGAAGGACATGTCGAAGATCATGGCGGAGCTGGCGCGGGTGACCGGCGGGTCGGCGGCCGCGGCCGCGCAGACCGTGTCGGGCCGGATGGAGCGTGCCGCGCTCGCGATGGATGAAGCGAAGGAGGCGGCCGGCGCGGCCTTGCTGCCGGCGATGGGTGCGCTTGCCGGTGTGTTCGCCCGGGTGGTCGCGTTCGGACAGAAGCATGAAACCACGATGAAGATTGTTGTGATCGTCGTGGCGGCGCTGGCCGCCGCGGTGATCGCGCTCAATGCCGTGATGACCGTGTCGGCCGCGGTGACCACGATCAGCGGCTATGCGACAAAGACCTATGCCGGTGAGACGAAGCTTGCCGCGGCCGCGTCGAAGGTATGGGCGGGCGTGCAATGGGCGCTCAACGCTGCCATGTCGGCCAACCCGATCGGCATCATCATCATTGCGATCATCGCGCTGGTCGCCGTGATTGTCCTGGCGTACAAGAAGTCGGACACGTTCCGGCGCATTGTCAACGCCGCATGGAAGGGCATACAGGCAGCGATCGGCGCGGTCTGGCGTTGGCTCAAAACGAACGTGTTCGCCCCGCTGGTCGCCTACTACACGACGCTGTACAAGGCGGCCGGCGCCGCCGTCGACCTGATCGTCAAGGCGTGGGAAGGCATGAAGTCGCCGCTGATGGCGGTGTGGAATTGGATCAAGTCGCATGTGATCGACCCGCTCACCGATGCGTTCGATGCGGTGTACGACACCGTGCAGAAAGTCGTCGAATGGGTCAAGAAGATCAAGCTGCCCTGGCCGATACAGAAGGCGGTCGACTGGATCACCGGCAAGTCGGCGCGCGCGGCGGCCCCGCCGGCCCCGCCGACCGCGCCGGCGGTGCGGGGCCGCGGCGCCCGGGCCGCGCCGCCGGCGACCGGGTCGACCGGCACGGGTAACGCGGCGCTGGCCGCGCTCACCCCGGAGTCGCAGGTGATCGTGCAGGTGTCCGACCGGAAGATGGCCCAGCTGGTCGACGTGTCGATCCGGGCGTCGGCGACCAGCGCGGCCCGTAACCTGACCCGCCGCCGGACGGTGACGGTATGAGCCTGACGGTGGCATGGCAGGCCGCGTACGGCTATGTGCAGTTCTCCGTGCGTGACGCCCCGGCCGGCTACACCGTCAAGCGGGTCGCGCTCGGCGCGACCAATCTGATCCCGATCCCCGGATTCGAGAAGTCGACCTGGATCTCGACCGTCGACGGGGCCGGCTACGGGGAGGACTACCGCCCGCCGCTGGGCGCGGTGGTCACGTGGGTGCTGTGTCCGGTCGGCGCGACCGCCGACAATGCGGCCTACACCCGGGCGTCGCTGGGCACGCCGTCTGAGGCGTGGCTTAGGGATGTGGCCCAACCGCAGACGTCGCGGCGGGTGAACTGTGTCAACACCGACGACGAGGGGCTGCCCGCCTACCAGCACGTGTACGACATCTCCGGTCGCCGGCTGCCGCTGGTGGTGCACGACATCCGGCAGGGCCGGCACGGGTCGGTGATGCTGCACGTTGACGGCATCGCCGACCGCAACGGCCTCGAGGCGCTGCTGGCCACCGGCAACCCGCTGCTGCTCACACTCTGCGTGCAGGTCGGCTGGGCGCCGTGCATGATGGCCGTCGGCGACGCCACCTTCGCCCGCGACGCCCAGGCCGCCAAGTGGTTCCTGCGTTTCGACTACGTCGAGGTCGACGACCCGCTGCGGATGGCCGGCGACCGGGTCGTGGCGGTCACCTGGGCTGATGTCAAGAACGGCTACCCGCAACAGCCCGGCGACCCGTCCCCGGTCACCTGGTCCTGGGTGACGCTGTCGTTCGTGGACTGGCTGGCGCTGATCGGCGGGACCCGCAAACCATGATCGCCACCGCGTCGGACATCCGCTCCGTCGAGCAGCGCGCGCACGGCCTGGTCGGCGTCGCCGAGGTCCGCGAACCCGACGGCGACGACTGGCACCCGATGCTGGTCAAGTCCGGATCGGTGACACTGCAGCCGATCGGGGAGCTGCCGGCCCGTACCGCGTCGGTGTCGGTCATGTCCTGGACCAACGACACCGACGACGTCACCGACTGGCTGACCCCGTTCGGATCGTGGATCCGCCTGTTCCACAAGGTGGTCCGGGTCGGCGGCACGATCATCATGGTGCCGCTGGGCTACTTCCGGGTCGACAAGCTCACCGTCAACCCGCTCGACGGCACCATCGAGATCACCGCCTCCGACGCCGGCGCGCTGGTCGGCGACTACGCGCTACCCACCCTGGCCGACGGGGCGGTGTCGACCTCGCAGACCTACCTCGCCCGGCTGACCACGATGCTGACGGATGTCATGGCGGGCATACCGCCGTGGTGGCAGG